GGGAGGCGGCGGCCTTGATCGCGGCCGGGGCCATCGACGGGCTGTCGATCGGTTACCGCACCGTCAAGGCCACGAAGGACGACCGGGGCCGGCGGAGCCTCGACGAGCTGGAGCTTTGGGAGGTGTCGCTCGTGACCTTCCCGATGCTTCCCGACGCACGGGTGGGCGCCAAGGGGGAGACCCCCGAGGCGGCGCTGCTGCGTGACCTGGCGGCGGCCCTGAAGGGCGCGCGGCAAAGGCTGGCCGGCCTCTAGCCGGCGATCTCAACCCTCAAGATCAGGACAGGTGCATGAGCAAGACCGAGACGAAGGCTCGGGCCGGGACGGGTATGTCCGGGGCCGGGGATCCCGCCGCCGAGGTGAAGGAGGCCCTGATGGGCTTCATGGGCGACATCACGGAACGACTCCACAAACAGGAAGAGCGACTGACCATGCTGGATCGGAAATCCATCGCGACGCGCCGTCCGGCGCTCGACACCGCCGCGGAGGCCGAGGCCCCGCACCAGAAGGCCTTCGATGCCTATGTCCGTACGGGTGATGACGGGGCGCTCCGCGGGCTCGTGCTGGAAGGCAAGGCGCTGAGCACCGCGGTGGCGGGCGATGGCGGCTTCCTCGTCGACCCGCAGATGTCGGAGACCATCCGTAGCGTCCTGCGGTCGACGGCGTCGCTCCGGCAGGTGGCGACGGTCGTGAATGTGGACGCGGTGTCCTACGACGTGCTGATCGACCGCACGGAGGCGGCATCCGCCTGGACGGTGGAGACGGGGTCGGTGACGGAGACCGACACGCCCAACATCGAGCGGATCGTCATTCCGCTCAACGAGCTGTCGGCGATGCCCAAGGCCTCGCAGCGGCTTCTGGACGACGCGGCCTTCGACGTGGAGACCTGGCTTGCCGGACGCATCGCGGAGCGTTTCGCGCGGGCGGAGGCGGCGACCTTCGTCAATGGCGACGGGGTGAACAAGCCGCGGGGCTTCCTGAACCGGCCGCAGGTGGCGAATGCTTCCTGGGCGTGGGGGTCGCTGGGCTTCATTCCGACCGGTGCGGCGGGAGCGTTCACGGCGGCGAACCCGGCGGACGTTCTCGTGGACCTCGTCTACGCGCTGGGCGCGCAGTATCGGGCGAACGCGACCTTTGTCATGAACTCCCGCACGGCGGGGGTGGTGCGCAAGCTCAAGGACGCGGACGGGCGTTTCCTCTGGGCCGACGGGCTGGCGGCGGGCGAACCTGCGCGGCTTCTGGGCTACCGCGTCCTGATCCTCGAGGACATGCCGGACATCGCGGCCAATGCGACCGCGATCGCCTTCGGCGACTTCGCGTCGGGCTACACCGTGGCGGAGCGGCCTGACCTGCGCATCCTGCGCGATCCGTTCTCGGCCAAGCCCCATGTCCTCTTCTATGCGACCAAGCGCGTGGGCGGCGACGTGAGCGACTTCGCCGCGATCAAGCTCCTGAGATTCTCGGCCTCGTAAGGCGCCGGGAATGGCCGGGCCGGGTCCTTGGGTCCCGGTCCGGCCGGTGGGTGCGCGTCCGTCAGATACCGCGTCGTCTAGCTGCTCCCCTCCGTCCGAGCGGCGCGGGGGCGCGCGCCCATCAACTGATCGCCGGAGGGGCGGGAGTTTCGGAGAAATTTGCATGATGCTGGTCGAGCAGACATCGGTGCCGGGTGAGGTGCTGCCTCTGGGGGCGCTCAGGGACCATCTGCGGCTCGGCTCCGGGTTCGCGGATGACGCGCTCCAGGACGGGGTCCTCGAGGAATGCCTTCGGGCTGCGATGGCGGCCGTGGAGGCGCGGACGGGCAAGGCGCTGTTGGCGCGGGTCTGGCGATGGTCGGTCACGGCCTGGCGGGACCTCGGGCGACAGGTGCTGCCGGTGGCGCCGGTCACGGCGGTCACGGGCTTCGCCATCCGCGACATGAACGGGGTCGAGACGGAGGTCGCGGCAGGGCGGTGGCGGCTGGAACCGGACCTGCACCGGCCGGCGATCGTGGCCGCCGGACTCGTCCTGCCGACGATCCCGGTGGGCGGCGCGGCCGAGATCATTTTCGAGGGCGGCTTCGGCCCAGCCTGGGCGGATGTTCCCGCCGACCTGCGGCAGGCGGTGATGCTGCTGGCCGCGCATTACTACGAGCACCGGCACGAGGTCGCCAGCGCGGGCGGACTGCCCCAGGGCGTGGCCACGATGATCGAGCGGTATCGCACGATCCGGCTCTTCGGCGGGGGCGGGCGATGAGGCTCAACCGGCGGCTGATGCTCGAAGAGGTGGAGCGGGTGCCCGATGGCGCCGGCGGATTCGCCGAGGTCTGGGTCGCGCGCGGCGTGCTCTGGGGGCATGTGAAGGCCGGCGCGGGCCGGGAGGCAGCGGCGGATTTCGCGACGCTGTCGACCGTGCCCTACCGTATCACCGTCAGGGGGGCGCCCGTGGGTGCGCCGTCGCGGCCGAAGCCCGACCAGCGGTTCCGGGAAGGGGCGCGGCTGTTCCGCATCCTCGCCGTGACAGAGGACGATGGGGCAGGGACCTACCTCGTCTGCTTCGCGCGTGAGGAGGTGGCGGCATGAGCTACGGCGTGGCGGCCGCCCTTCAGGCGGCGGTGTACCAGCGGCTCGCGGGGGATGCGGGCCTCGCCGCCCTCGTGGGGGCTGCGGTCTATGACGTGGTGCCGGCGGGGCCGGTGCCCGGGACCTACCTGTCCTTGGGACCCGAGGATGTGCGGGACCGGTCGGACAAGACCGGCCGAGGGGCCGAGCACCGCTTCACAGTCAGCGTGGTGACGGATGCGGCCGGTTTCCAGACGGCGAAGGCGGCAGCGGGAGCGGCGTCGGACGCGCTTCTCGGGGGTGGGATGGCCCTGTCCCGGGGGCGGGTCGTGGCGATCGAGTTCCTGTCGGCCCGGGCGCGGCGCGTCCGGGCGGGCGACGTGCGGCGGATCGACATGACGTTCCGCGCACGGGTTGAAGACGACATCTGAACGGAGTGAAAAATGGCAGCGCAGGCTGGGAAAGACCTTCTGATCAAGATCGACCTGACCGGCGGCGGGCAGTTCGAGACCATTGCGGGGCTGCGTGCCACGCGGGTGAGCTTCAACGCCGAAAGCGTTGATGTCACGAGCCTGGAAAGTGCGGGCGGATGGCGCGAGATCCTCGGCGGGGCGGGCGTCAAGTCTGCCTCGATCTCGGGGAGCGGGGTTTTCAAGGATGCCGCAAGCGACGAGCGGGCGCGGCAGATCTTCTTCGACGGCGAGACGCCGGCCTTCCAGGTGATCATTCCGGACTTCGGGATCGTCGAGGGTCCCTTCCACGTGAATTCCATAGAGTATTCAGGGAGTTACAACGGGGAAGCGACCTACGAGCTGTCGCTGGCTTCGGCCGGCCAGCTTCAGTTCACGGCGCTCTGATGGCCAATCCTCACGCGGGGGAGGTGGGGCTGGTCATCGATGGCGAGCGGTTTGTGCTGAAGCTGACCCTTGGCGCCTTGGCGGAGCTCGAGGGCGAACTCGGGGCGGGGACGCTTGTCGAGCTTGTGGAGCGGTTCGAGGCCGGGCGCTTCTCGACGCGGGACGTGCTGTTGCTGATCGTCGCGGGGTTGCGTGGCGGAGGGTGGCGGGGGGCGTCGCGCGATCTGCTCACCGCCGAGATCGAGGGCGGACCGGTGGAGGCGGCGCGGGCGGCGGGGATGCTCCTTGCCCGCGCGTTCCGGGTGCCCGGGGGATGAGCGCCTTCGACTGGGCAGCGCTCATGCGGGCGGGGATCCGGGGACTGGGGCTCAGACCCGAGGAATTCTGGCGGCTGACGCCCGGTGAGCTCGCCTTTCTTCTGGGGCATGGCGGGGGCGCGGTGCCTTTGACGCGGGCGCGGCTTCACGAGTTGGCGGCGGCTTATCCGGATAGGGAGACGGGCAATGGATGACGTGGACGGGATCGACACCTTCGACGACCAGGTGGCGGCGCTTGAGCGTTCACTGGGCGGTGCCGCCGGGATGGCGGCTGCCTTCGAGCGGGAGGTCGGGCGCATGGGCGAAAG